TCATTTTTTACCTACGTAAAAATACTTAGGGGACAAGTCAGGAATCATCCCGTACTTTTAAAACACCCGGCATCCGGTTAATCTGTAACTGAGGTTGCGACCATACCAATTCCCTCTTAATCAGCCAACGGACGCACTCCGAGCGAGTTTTAAAGCCATATTGTCTGGACATAACCAGAAGGTTGTCATGGTCGTCCTCATTTAGAGAGGTTTTAACGTCGATGTCTTGTGCCATGTTATTTATTTTCCAAAGATGTCGGGTCGGATTTGTTCGCGGGGGATGCCGGTAAGATATTCAGCTTTTTTAGTAAGAGAAATATTGATCTTTCTTTTTCCAGACCTGCACATAGAAATGTAAGGCTGAGTGACCCCAAGAGCCAATGCCAAAGCTGTATTACTGCCATTAAAGTATTCAATTAATTTTTCCATGCCCTATATAATAACTGATTGTTACCATTATGCAAGCAACTTTAACAACTGATCGTTTATACCATAAAGTACATAATGACTATATGGCTAAATTAGATAAAGACCCAGAGTTTGCCGCAAGATTTAGGCAATTAGTGATTGAAAAAGGTTGGAGTGATTTCAACAGAATTCAGCTTGGAAAAAAAATAGGAACCAGTGGTGCTTGCGCTACTTACTATATGAATGGAGATAGGCTGCCATCTATTGAGCAATCTAGGAATATATGCGCAATATTTAATTGTAATGTTGAATGGTTGTTGACTGGTAAAGGGAGTAAGCGAACTGGGGAGGAGATAGCCGATCCTCTTTATAAAAAAATAACTTCTTTATCGAGTGACCAAAAAATATTAATTGAACAACTACTAAATCAGATTGTCCAACACAAGCCAGCCAGCCAGCCAGCTTGCGAGCCAGCTTGCGAGCCGAGCCGAGCCGGTGATGACTGTTGAGAAATTACAAGCGATACACGATGCGGGGAGGGACGCATCAAAGCTCAGGCATATAGAGCGCCCAGTCAATGCCCTTATTGATGAGTCAGAGAAGGTATTTATGGGGAGACGATGGGATGATATGAAGGCCGACTATAAAATTAACGGGGAGCCAGTGAATGACAACGATAACGTTTGATACACACAAATTTGTTCGCAAGTTAAAAACTGCCGGCTTTGATGAAGCCCAAGCAGAAGCCGTTGCTGATGCCTTTAGTGAAGCACAGGGCGAAGCTGAACTGGCAACCAAGGCGGATATTACCAACTTACGGCGCGACATTGATGATGTGCGCCGGGATATGCGGGAGATGGAGCAACGCATGATAATAAAAATGGGCAGTATGATGGTAGTTGCCATTGCTGTTATTGCCGCCTTGGTTAAACTGCTCTAACACTATATAACCGCACCAAATCCCCACCAAACCGCTTAATTGCGGTTTTTTTGTGCCTTAAATTCCCCTAAGCCGCTTGAAGCATAAAATCCACATGCACCACGTCATAGGGAAAAATCACTTTGCCGCTGTCGGTCTTATCGACTAAGCCGCAAAGTATCAGCGCAGTCATATCACCATGCACTGCCTTGACATCACGCCCCACACGCCTTGCAACTTCCCTAATCGTTAATTCACCGGCTCCGGTCATCGTTTTTAAAACCTGCCAGCGCTTGAGTGTCATGGTTTTCCAGAGCTGTTCTTCTGACTCAAAATCAATGTAGATCCCTTGAGGTTGTCCGGTTCTCCATGCCGACAAAAACCGCTTTGATACCGCTTCTTGACTAGCAATGCCGATAGTAACTTCATTCATGCTCTTTTCTCCATTCATTTACATCGTGCCAAAAGTCAGTTAACAGCTGCTCAGGCGATTCAAATTGATAAGCAGTCTCAACCGCGCCTTTATGCTTGTGGCCGCCCTTGCCTGCTTCGTTGTCATAGCGCAATACACATTGACCGGCCATCACCAAGACTAACCGATACTTAAAGGGGTGTGCGCTGCCCAATACAGGTTTTGGCAAATGCCATAAGACCAGCTCGGCAAAGCCTTGTGATCCTTGAGTAATGCGTTCTTTTAGTAATAATTCTGCTTTCATGTTGGATATTTTACCAACATAACGTAATGATGTCAATTACTCCAACATAATAGAATAAACCCGACTAAAACCCGCCCCCGGTGATTTATTTTTAAAATTAACAACAATCAGTTGTTGACAGTTAGTAACAATCTGTTATTATTTACCTCAACAGCCCAACAAGCTGAAACCCAAACCATATAGAGGATGTCCTCGCAATGGTTTACGGAAGATTCCCGTCGAAGAATCGCAGGACGCCTAAACGGCACAGACCCTCGCAGCATTGCTCTTTATACAAATAGCCTTTAACCAAGGGTTATTTTTATAAGGTTTCATAGCCCTTATCTCCTGCCTCGCCTTGGCTTACACCAGGGCATTTTTTACAAAGCCTGTGAGTGGGTTTTGTACAAAGTGAATTTGTTGGAGAAACCCTATCGGATTATTGGGGATATAAATACCGAGAATGCAGGAGCTGAGCTTTCATAAGTTATTCCTTTTTTATCAGCTTGCTGCATTGACGATCTGGTAAGGCCATTAACGGGTAGTCAGATACCGGGATAACGTAACCCGAGAAGATCGGCTTTTGTAACCGACTAGGATGGATTATCTCTGATCCGGAAAAATACCAGCGATATGACTCACTGAAAGCGGTGTGACAAGTCGGGAAAGACCGGCATTTATACGCATTGGCATTGTTGATAAGCGAAAGTGGATGCCTACCCCTCGCGGGACGATTGCAAGGTAGTGTCAATGCGTATCAATGAATTTGCAGACGTGTCCTCGTGCACGCAAAAGCCACGAGTAGTAGATGGTTTTGGTTTTGTTATTGAGACTTTACATAACTTCTGCAAATAACCGCACAGTCCAAACCTGTGCGGAATAGCTAACCTGCACCGGCTGAAAGAGTGCAGGATTTATACGCATGGAATCTTAATCTTGTTCAACTGCATACCGCCCTATGTACAGGTAGCAGGCGTAGATTCCAGCCGTATAAGTAGAGCTACAAGGTGATGTTGAAAGCTTGGGATTAATTAACCCATACGGACACAAATAAAACAGATACGCATAATCAAGGCTGCAAACTTGAGTATGTAGGATTTAGGCCGCTTAGAGCTAACCCCGTCCGGCTAAGAGTCGGGGATTTATACGCATGGAATCTTGACCCTGCTCACGGAACATCAACTGCGTAGGGAGTGTGGCGAGATTCCAGCCGTATAAATGAATACAGCAACATTAGGCGTTACACACATCGTTATTTGTGTTCCAAACGTCAAGCCGGGTGAGAAGTCGGCAATCTAATTTAACCTTTTGGAGATAGTCCATGTACAAAGAAAAAATATTTACTCAGGGTACTGATTACAAAGACCTAACCAGTATGCGCGTTGATGCTCACCGCTTAATCAGAGTGGCTTTTGCCGTTACCTTGACGCTCATCATTTTGGCGCATTCGCTGTGAACATAGTCGTTGAAGGAATCTCATTTGATGTTGAGTATGGCTACCAACCAAAGGAAGCTGAAACTCTTACTTATCCGGGCTGTGATGAATCAATCACTATCAACTCAATAATTTATAAGCACGTCGATGTGATTGATTTAATGAGCGAAGACTGGAAGGGCTTAATCCAAGAAAAAATCATGGATGAATGTTTATGAGCGACAAAGAATTCAACATCGAATGCAAACGCCTTGAAGCCTTGGGTTACGCCATCGTCAAAAAAGATGGCCGTGTAAACAAAGCGACTTACAAAAAAGGCCGCCGGTTAATCAAAATTGGAGAATCAAAGTGAGCAGATTTAAAGTCGAGATGCTTTATAAAGACAGTGGATTGCTGGAAGTCGAAGTTTTCGCTGTGTGTAGAGCCGAGGCCGAACGCAAAGCCAAGGCGCACGGCTCAATGATGGGCTTCAAGGGCGCGGTTAAAAAGTATGTGGTGAGGATTGAGCGGTGAACAATACCATCAAGTTCCTTGTTAAACAGGTTAGATACCTTGAGGGTGTGTCTGATTGCCAACAAGGGTTGGCGCCACAGCGTACTACTCGTTATTACTTGCAAGGCTATTGCGAGCAGTACGCAAAAGAACAGATTTTAAGCGCATTAACAAAACCAATATTCTAAAACTAAAGCGAAGAAAAAACAATTTTAAGGAGTTAAAAGCCATGTTTACATTCCAGAAAGCAGAACGAAAAAAATCAAGGTTGCGCCTTGGCCTGACCGGCCCCAGTGGTAGCGGTAAAACTTACGGGGCGCTGCAAATAGCCGCCGGTATTGGTGGCAAGATTGCCGTCATTGATACCGAGAAAGGCTCAGCGTCATTGTACTCCACAATGGCCGAGTTTGATGTATTGGAACTAACCGCACCCTATACACCGGAACGCTTTATCGAAGCCATTAACGCTGCTGAAAATGCAGGGTACGACATTCTTATTATAGATTCCATTACCCATGAATGGAACGGCTCTGGGGGTTGTCTTGAGCTGAACGACCAAATCGGCCAGTCAAAGTACCGGGGCAATACCTGGAGTGCCTGGAACGAAACCACCACCAGGCACCGCGCTTTTCTGGATCGGATGATGCAATCCAAAATGCACGTCATTGTTACGGTTAGAAGCAAAACCGAAACTGCCCAACAAGAAAGCATCACGGGTAAAAAGTCGGTGGTTAAGTTGGGCATGAAAGCCGAGCAACGGGACGGGGTTGAGTATGAACTGACCACCGTGCTGGACATCATCCATGACGGCCATTATGCGGTTGCCAGCAAAGACCGGACGGGGCTGTTTACCGATAAAGACCCGATTGTAATCAGTGTGGGGACTGGTAAGCGGCTGCTTGAATGGCTTGAACAAGGTATCGAGATAGTACCGGAAGCAAAACCGGAACCAGAGCCCGAAGCAATAGACTATAAAGCGGCGCTGGATTATGAAGCCATGCTGCACGCCTGCACCTCGATGGGTGAATTAGGCTCGTGCTGGAAATTAATCCCCGGTGACTTGAAAAAAGCGTTTGAACAAACCAAGAACGAACAAAAAGAACTTTTAACAACTAAGGAAACTATCTAATGGCTAATTTAGCGGCACTATTCGGCAACAAGGCCTTTAACCCCCTTAACGTGGAAGAACTGGAAATCGGTTATGCGCCCGTACCCAAAGGGATCTACTCAATCATTATCGCTGATTCTGAACTGGCACCGAACAAGAACGGCACCGGCACCAACATGACCTTAAAGCTGATTATTCAGGATGGCAAGGCGAAAGGCCGCACCCTGTTTGATAATTTGTGTGTCGTCCATAAAAACGAGATTGCCCAGCGTATAGCCCAAACCCGTATGAAGCAAATCTGTACCGCCTTGGGCATTGGTCAGGTTAAGGACACCTCACAATTCCACGATAAACCGTTGAATGTCAGTATTGATGTGGAGCTGGACGAGTACGGTACCAATAAGCGTAACGATGGCGAAAAGGTTTATCGTAATTCCATCAAAGCTTATGAAGGCGCACCCTCCAAGCCGGTACTGGCTGCGGCAGGTGTTGATTTTGATGACGATATCCCTTTCTGAGTATGTACAAGCTTAGAGATTACCAAGAACCAGAACCTATCTGGGATTATTTCAGGGCACGCAAAGCCGATAACACCACCTGTAACCCGTTGGTAG